TACTCGATATGCAAAAACTACAACATCTTTTCTGGCTGCTGTGCAAATTCGTTGCATTGCTATTTGGTGTACTGTTTTGACCTGAGCTTGTGTAGACACTATTTAAAGTTTGGCAAAACTAAAACTTTTGAAAATCTGTTATCCATCCTTCGTAAATTCGGGAAGAGAAGTGAGGGGATGTAGAGCGTTCCTCCTCACGGCTCCTTGAAAAATAGATATCAGCAGTACGGACCACACGCCGGAACAAACGAGCGATCCGTGCAGCGTGCGCCACGACCTGGGGCGGGGAAGTTTCCCTGCCCCAGCGAGCGATACCCACCTGCGGCGGGACAGCGTTGGCAGCGCTGTCTGCAATGATCTTGTTCTGGATTATGAAACACCATGTATGAGCCGACTAGAAAGGCTGGGCTGCCCCTGAGTTGAAAGCAGTAGAGACTTTGGGAAAACGCCCGTGAAGGTCCGCCAGACCTTGTTCGTACTGTTCCCGACCCCACCGGGGCGCGTGCTGCAAATACGGTGGGGGATCAAATTAAGAAGGGAAGTTACGGATGAATACCAATCAATATGAACAGGAAGCGCATGAAATGATCGACCATATTTTTCAAGAGATCTTACCCAACTATGGCATGGCGGAACGACCGGCACAGATCAAGCTCAGTCACGAGATGCTAGAGGCCATGTTGGGCGGCAAGATCGCCCTGTGTGACGCCGGGACCGGGATCGGCAAGACCTACGCCTACTTAGTGGCCGGGGCTGTTGCGGACCGGTGTCGCGGCACAAAGCCTTTTCAACCGATCCTGATCTCGACCTCCAGTATTGCCCTGCAAAGCGCAGTACAGGAAGAGTATCTGCCAAAGCTCTCCCATGCTTTGCTGCTTGCCGGACTTATCGATGCCCCGCTGCAAGCCGTTGTCCGAAAAGGAAAAAGTCACTATGTCTGCGATAAACTCCTGGAAAAACGCCTACATCAGGTCAGCGGAGCAAAGAAAAATGCGAAAGCACTGGCGGCATTGGAAGCACTGCGGGAGTCCATGGATATGGACCGAGTGGCGCATCTAAGTCATTATAATAAGGAGCGGGTCTGTGTGCCACAGGTCTGTCATTGTGATCAAGAGGACTGCCGCTATCAACGCTTTTTACATGGTTGTGAGACAGAGCAGTTCCTGTTTCAGATCTGCAATCACAATCTGTTCCTGGCGGATGCCATCCATCGGGAGCAGGGGAAGCGTCCAATTTTTCCGCCCCATTCCATTGCCATCCTGGATGAGGCCCACAAGCTGCCGGAAACGGCACGACAGATGTTTGGCGTGATGCTGACAGCTGGCCAGATCCAAGAATTGATCGAAGAGCTTCAAAACGCAAAATACCTGCTGGCAGCGGAGACGTTGGAGCAAACGGCGAAGCCACTGCTGGAAAAACTGGCCCAGCCCAGGGAGGAGACAGAAGATTTGGAGGAATCCCTTCGCTTATTGGCCCCGCTGACCCGATCTATGCCCATCGTGCAGCGGCAGGTAGGGAAGCTTCTCCCAAGTCCAGGACGGAAACGGATGGACACCCTTGCCTCTGCGGTGGCATTGTTTAGCCGGAACGATTCGGAGATGCTGTTTTATCTAGCGGAAGAGGAGAGCGGCGGGACGATGCTTTGTGCGACGCCTGCTGACCTGACAGCAAAACTGCGCCAGACGTTATGGCGGACAGAATGTTCATTTGTGTTGACCTCCGGGACATTGGCGGTAGGAAATGATTTTCAGCGCTATCGGACCCAAGTGGGTCTGCGGGAAGAGTGTCGGGTGCAGGAATCCGTTGCCCATTCTCCCTTTGACTACCACGAACATTGCCTGCGCTATCTGCCCTTATTTCCGCCGAAACAACGGGCGGGACAGGAGGAGGAGTATTTCGATGAATTGACGGCGGAGATCATGGATCTGCTCAAGGCGTCGTATGGTCATGCACTGGTGTTGTTCACATCTTATGCGGCGATGTCAGCGGTCAAAGACCGGCTGCAAAAGGAAATGCTTCGGGTCCCGCTCTTCACCTTGGGACGGAACGCAGTGTATATCTTGGAAGAATTTCGGGCAACACCGGGCAGTGTACTTCTGGCAACAGGAGCGGCCTGGGAGGGAATCGATTTTCCGGGGGACTGTGTTTCGCTGCTTATCATCCCGCGCCTGCCGTTTGCGTATCCGGATGCTTTGAAAGAAAAAGAACAGGAGCACTATCCCTCTCTGCCTGCCTTTCTGGAGGCGGTGGCTGTGCCGGAAATGCAGATCAAACTGCGGCAAGGGTTTGGTCGGGCTATTCGCACGGAGCAAGATACCTGCGTCATTGCGATTTTGGATGACCGAGCTGGGCAGGGGAGACGCTATGCGCAAGCGACAAAACAAGCCCTGCCAGAAATGCGGACAACCAGCAGCTTGCGGATGGTCACAAAATTCCTGCGGACTTGGAAGCCGGAAAGTTACTTTGAGGTGTTGACGTGACAAGGGCCAAAGAGAGGCTGCAGTATCAACTGGCGTTGGAGTTGCTGGAGGAACTGGTGCGGGCCGGGTTGCTTACGACCCAAGAGGGGGAGTATGCCAAGCAGTTGATAGAAGTGAAATATTGTCTATGAGACATTAAAAAAAGAGCTTTCCAAAGCGCTGACGAAAGAGTTTGGAAAGGGCTTTTCCAGATCAAACTTGCAGAATATGCGGCAGTTTTATCTGACCTATCAAAAATGCCAGACACTGTCTGGCAAATTGAGCTGGTCCCATTATTGCGAGTTGCTGTCCATCTCCGATCCAGACAAACGGAGCTTTTATGAAAAAGAAGCCGTCAATTCCAACTGGTCTGTCCGGGAGCTTAAGCGGCAGATTGCAAGCTCCCTGTTTGAACGGCTGCTGTTGTCCAAAGGCGACGTCAATAAAGAGAAAGTCCTGGCGCTGGCTGCAAAGGGCAATGAAATTGCTCAGCCGGAGGACATTATCCGTGACCCCTATGTGTTTGAATTTTTGGGGCTGCCAGAGGACAAGCCTTTCCTGGAAAGTGATTTGGAGCGGGCTCTGGTGCAGCAGATCGAAAAATTTCTGCTGGAGCTGGGCCGTGGATTTATGTTTGTGGGCACCCAGCAGCGAGTGACCATCAACAACACCCACTATTATGTGGATATGGTATTCTACAACAAGATCCTGCGGGCCTATGTCCTAATTGAATTGAAAACCATCAAGCTAACCCCGGAGGCAGCAGGCCAGATCAATATGTATCTGAACTACTATGCCAACGAGGTCAATGATCCCGATGACAATCCTCCCATTGGTATCATTCTGTGCAACGACAAGGACAGTATTACTGCCGAGTATGCTCTGGGTGGTCTGTCCAACAATATCTTCGCTTCCCGGTATGTACTCTATATGCCCAATAAGGATCAACTGATTGCCCAGGTGGAGAATGTCCTGAATAAGTGGCATAAGGAAGATTCCAATGAGGGGCCCTTATAAATATAATCTGTATAAATCAAAATAACGCCGTATCAAATCCGCTAAACAGAAAAGTTTAGAAAACGATTTAACCCGGCGAACTTGAATGATTGGCTGTTCGGGGATCGAGCTGGCTATTTCTCCTGGGTTGTGGTAGCTTGGGTGTTGCCAAATTAATGAAAAGGAGAAGTGAGCCATGGCGACTGTAAAAGTCATCCCGCCCAGGACAAAGCGGCCGGAACGCCTCCGTGTGGCGGCGTACTGCCGGGTCAGTTCCGATTCAGCGGATCAGCTACACTCTTACGCGACGCAGATTCGCAGCTACACAGAGTACATCAGCCAGCAAGACGGCTGGGAGTTGGTGGACATCTACGCTGACGAGGGATTGACCGGCACCCGGATCGAACAGCGCACGGAGTTTCAGCGGATGATGGCAGACTGCCGAAGAGGAAAGATCGACCGGATCTTAGTCAAGTCCATCTCCCGATTTTCCCGCAACACCAAAGACTGCCTGACAGCTCTACGGGAGCTTGCCAAGCTGGGCGTTACGGTTAAGTTTGAAAAAGAGAATATCGACACAGGAACGCTCACCACGGAACTCATGGTGAGCGTTTCTGGTTCTCTGGCCCAGCAGGAATCCATTTCGATCTCCCAAAACCAAAGAATGAGCTACCAACGAAGAATGGCAAAGGGAGAATTCATCACTTGCCATGCACCATACGGCTATACCCTGTGTGGAAAAGAACTAAGAATAGACCCGGAGCAAGCTAAAACGGTTCAGTGGATTTTTGGACAATATCTAGCCGGGTGGAGTAGTAGAAAGATTGCAGATGAACTGACCCGAAAGGGCGTTCCGTCTGGAGCAGGCAATGAAGCATGGAGCTATAACTCTGTGCAGTACATTTTGAAAAATGAGAAGAATGTAGGGGATACACTCTGCCAGAAGACGTATTCTATGGATTGTTTTCCATTTGTCAGAAAGGAAAATTCCGGGCAGCGAGAGCAGTACTATGTAGAAAATTCTCATCCGGGAATCGTTTCACGCGAGGACTTTGCTCGTGTACAGGAGCTGTTCAAGCGCAGAGCAGAGAACAAAACGAGGTCGTATCGGCCACACTTGTTCTCTCGAAAAATCATTTGCGGGAAGTGTGGTTCGATTTTTACACGCAGGAGTACAGCGTCAGGATATACTTGCTGGGTGTGCAGGAACCATGATAAAAAGAGTAGCTTCTGTGAGATGGGCAGGATTAAAGAGCGCTGCTTATATGAGGCGTTTCAACGGATGTATCAAAAACTGAAATGCCATGAAAAAGAAATTCTGGAACCAGCGCAAAAACAGCTACATGACTTAGACGAGGCGCTAAAAAAGGCGGATCCTATGCAGCAGAAACTTTACCAAGAAATCGCTGAATTGATGGAGAAAAACTATAAACTCAGTAAATTATATACCTCTGATCTGCTGGACGCAGATGCTTATATCGCTCGGTCCAATGAGATCAGCGCAAAGTTATCAAAGCTACAAGAGCAGCGTAAACAAAATCAAAGGAGTCAGATAATCTGGGAGAAAATGGAATCCTTGCGAAAAGTAGCAGAGCTAATACAAGACGGGCCAGAGATGATAGAGGAGATAGAGGAACAGTTTTTCAACAGCCTTGTGGAAAAAATCGTCGCAGAAACACCCCAGCGTATTCGATTCTGTCTGCCTGGTGGAATCGAGCTGACGGAACAGTTGGGAGGAATCGGACGATGAATAAGCGAAGTATATTATATGGCTATCAGATCCGAAACGGGGTTTTAGAAATTGTGGCAGAGGAACAGGCTGTCGTTCAGCAAGTGTTTGAAAGGTATCATGCTGGGGGTTCCTACCAAAGCATTTCGGAGGAACTGAACCAGGAAGGAATACCATTCAGCTTGGAAGCCCCACGCTGGAATAAACATAAGGTCAAACGGGTATTAGAAGAAGTACGCTATACAGGAGAGAAAGATTACCCTCCATTGATCGACCAGCGAACATTTCAGGCAATACAAGAGCAGATCAAAAACAAGACGGCACGCAGTCACAGGGGCAGTCAGTCACGTTCTCGACAAAGGCTAAGAGCAACCGCTTGTAGACAAAATCTCCAGGAATATCAAACGGATAAACCCTTTGAACGGGTGTCTTATTTACAGAATGCAATCGACCGAGCAATGGAAGCTCCAGAAGACCCAGAGGAAATCTTGGCCTTGATCTTACAAGCGATCTCAGCCAGATATGCCTGCTGTCCTACGCTGGAATGAGGATGCTTCCCACTGGGAAGTGGGTGTGATATGCTCTTGTGGAAGGACACGGGAATCGTGTGCTCTAAAATCACGCTTTGATGGAGAGAACAGGTATGATAACAGAAACATTGGAACGGCGGGTACGAGTGATCCCGGCCACAAGAACCACAGGAACGGCCCAGGCTGCCGGAGAGAAGAAGCGCGTAGCGGCGTACTGCCGGGTGTCCACTGACAGTGAGGAGCAGCTCAACAGTTATGAAGCGCAGAAGGGATATTACCTCCAAAAGATCGAAGAGACACCGGATTGGGAAATGGCGGGGCTGTATGCGGACGAGGGCATCTCAGGGACCAGCCGAAAAAAGCGGACGGAGTTTAACAAGATGCTGACCGCCTGCAAGCGGGGACGGATCGACATGATCATCACGAAGTCCTTGTCCCGCTTCGCCCGAAACACGGTGGACTGTCTGGAGACGGTACGGATGCTGAAGGGACTGGGCATTGGGGTATTCTTTGAAAAAGAGAACATCAATACGCTGACGGAGTCCAGTGAATTCCTCATCACCCTTTTCAGCGGCTTTGCCCAGGCAGAGTCGGAATCCCTTAGCAAGAATGTGTCCTGGGGCATTCGGAAGGGAATGGAGTCAGGAAAAGTTCATTTCCAGAATGTGATGGGGTACCGGAAAGGCCCGGATGGACAGCCGGAGATCGTACCGGAGGAAGCAAAGATCGTCCGAAAAATCTATCAGCGTTACCTGGATGGGTGTAGTCTGCCACAGATCAAGCAAGAGCTGGAGGCAGAGCATATCCTGACCACCCATGGCTTGCTTCGATGGTCGCACCAAGGGATCAGGAACATTCTTCGGAACGAAAAGTACATTGGGGATGCCCTGCTGCAAAAGACCTATATTACAGACTGCATCAGCAAGCGGGTCAAGCAAAATCGTGGGGAATTGCCTATGTACTATGTGGAGAACAACCACCCGGCGATCATCCCGCGAGAAATCTTTGCTCAGGTGCAGGAAGAAATGAAGCGGCGCTCCAGCAAGCGGAAAGTGATGCAGAAGCACGGCAAGACGGAGCGGGGAAAATATTCCGGCAAATATGCCCTGACGGAGTTGCTGGTGTGCGGGGAATGTGGAACACCCTATAAGCGCGTGACCTGGGCCAAGAAGGGAAAGAAGCGGATCGTCTGGCGCTGTGTGTCCCGGCTGGAATTTGGGACGCGATATTGCCACCACTCCCCGACATTGGACGAAGGAAAGCTGCATGCGGCGATCTTATCCGCGATGAATGAACTGGCCGCTGTGCAGGAGGAGGTCTGCCCGACCGTTCTGAGCATCGCAGAGAAAGTCAGGCAGCCCAGGTCCGCAGACGGGCGCAGCCTGAGCGACTGGCAGGAGCGGCTGACAGAGGTCACGCAGAAACAGACGAAGTTATTGGACCTGCTGCTGGAGAATATGGATGATCCAGAACTCAACGCCAAAATGAAAGCGCTGACGGAAGAGAAGCAGGCGCTCAAGCAAAAACTGAAGGAGGCGAAACAGAAGGAGAGCGACCTGCGGGAGCAGGAAACGCAGCGACAGCAGATGTGGTCTTGTATCCAAGAGCACGCCCAGGGATACACGGAGTTCGACGATGAGCTGGTCCGGCAGGTGATCGAGAAGATCACGGTGGTGGACGGAGAGACGATACGGGTGAAGTTCCGGGGGGAGAGCGAGGTGCGTGAGGGAAAGATAAAAATATAATATCATGTAGCAGTTGATGATTTTATTGAAATGTTTCTGCTGTTCTAGTAAAAATAAAACGAATATGGAATAGAAAATGAGAAAGGGAGGAAGTGGCTAGAGAGGAGCACATTAATTAGCAGATTGCGAAAGTGCCTAAGATATGATAAAATATAAACATAACATTGCTTTTGAATCCATCAGGCTATTGGGCAATGAGCCTGTGAATGTACAAATATATCTTATGGTATTGAGTTAAAACGTAAAAACAAGGTGATTAATGTGGATATAAAATCAATACTGGAAATAGGAGAGACTGTTGCCGTTGAATTCAAACGATGTGGAAACGGCATTGAAAATGATGTTTACGAATCTGTGTGCTCTTTTTTGAATCGTTTTGGTGGAGATATTTTTCTGGGTGTGTTGGACGATGGAACCGTGAATGGCCTTCCAGAAAAAGCAGCTCCCGATATGGTTAAGAATTTTATCAGCTGTGTTAGTAACCCGACGATGTTTTCCCCAACAATTTATTTAGCACCAGAAATTTTATCCTATGAAGGAAAGACAATTATTCATATACACATTCCGCCAAGCGCAGAAGTACACAGCTTCAAAAAAGTAATTTATGATCGTGTGAACGATGCTGATGTAAAGGTCACTGCGACAGCACAGATAGCACAAATGTATATTCGAAAGCAGGACGTCTTTACGGAAAAAAAGATTTTTCCATATGTCAAAATGGAAGATTTACGGCTAGATTTGCTTCCAAGGCTTCGGACTATGGCGGCAAATAATAGTGGGTCAATTCATCCATGGAGCAGTATGTCAAATGAGGAATTGCTTAGGAGTACTCGTTTGTACGGCATGGATCGTGTGACTGGTGCGTCTGGCTTTAATTTAGCTGCTGTCATGTTACTGGGCAAGGATGATGTCATTGCAGATGTGGTGCCTGCATATGTGACAGATGCTATACTGCGTAGGATAGACACAGAACGATATGATGACCGAGAAATCATAAAAACAAACTTAGTTGAAAGTTATGAGCAACTGATGGATTTCGGACGAAAGCATCTCCCAGATCGCTTTTATTTGGAGCAGGATCAACGGAAGAGTTTAAGAAATATTATTACTCGTGAAATGATTGCAAACACCTTGATCCATCGTGAATATACTAGCACATATCAAGCAAAATTCGTGATTGAGAAGACCCTCATGTACGTTGAGAATGCGAACCGTGCTTCACAGGAAGCAGTCCTTACGCCAGATACAATAGAACCAAATCCTAAAAATCCGATCATAGCATCCTTTTTTCGTAATATAGGATATGCAGATCAACTTGGCTCCGGTGTGAGAAACCTGTTTAAATACAGCAGATTTTATTCGGGAAGAGAACCGGAATTTATAGAGGGAGATATTTTTAAAATTATTGTCCCTCTGGGTGAAAATTTAATGGTTGATGGTACCACCCAATCGACCACCCAAACTACCACCCAATCGACCACCCAAACTGCTACCCAATTGATGATTCAAGCGATGGCTGATTCGCCAGAAAAGGAGATTCTACAACTAATTGATGGGAAGCCATCTATCTCACAAAAAGAAATTTCTGGGAAACTGAATACAAATCTAAACACTGTAAAATATCGTATTAGGAAAATGCAAGAAAGCGGGATTCTCGGAAGGGAAGGTAGCAGTCGAAAGGGAAAATGGATTATCAAGGTAAATGTAAGATAAAGGTGCAATCCAAAGACGATAAAAATTCATAGAATTTAAAAATTTTCAGCTTTCCCAAAGCATCTTTTTCTGCAAGCCTCTGCAATTTTTTAGCACTCAAACGTAACAGTTTGGGTGCTTTTTTTGCATGATAAAGGGGCCAGGTTTATCACCTGACCCCAATTTTTATGATAGAACTATATTATAAAGCCTTTTCTTCCAAGATCAGTTTCCGTGCCTTTTTTCGGGCGCGGCTGAGCGCGGCACGGACGCTATCCGGCTGGATGTTGATGTCGGCCGCAATTTCTTCAAAGGATTTGTTCAGAATATACCGGGCCTCCAAAAGGTATTGGCTGCGTGGGTCTAACCGTTTCCAAGCGCGGTGAAGGGCTTCGACATCTTCATCGTTTTCTTCCAGAAGGAGCCGGGGGTCTTCTTCTGCGGGGACCGTTGCAGACAGATCCTCAAAAGAAAACTCCTTGAGGCCGCCTTTTTTCTGGAGGTAATTGATGGCTGTATTTTTACAAGTAGAGTAAATATAGTTTGTCAATTTGTCGTTTGACATTCTGCGTAGATCGGCCAGCTTATCGATCAATTTGGGAAGCGTAGATTGAAAAATATCATCTGCGTCCCAGGGATCCGTTGTGTGCGAGGTGATGACTTTGTACATCAGACGCTGATAGTCCACGTAGAGATTGGCCATAAAAGAGCGATCATCTTCATCCTCAATGGCCATGATAATCATAGGGATCATGGAAACTTCTAGTTCATCTCCTTAACTTATCAAAAGTTACAACTATTATAGCAAGAAAGCTAGAAGAAAACAATGTTTTCGGAAAATAAAAGGGAGAAAAGGGGGCTTTCGCAAAAAAGTTGAAAAAATGGGATTCATTTCAGCCATGCAGCTGTCTACTGGTATAGAGACACAGAAAGAAAGGACGCTTGCTATGCTGGAAGACAAAGAATTTATGTGCTGGTTGTTCGAGCACTATGGTCGGTTCATTTGGTATACCGTAAAAAAGTTTTGCCGAAGGACAGACTTGTGGGAGGATATCGTGCAGGAAAGTCTGCTCCGTCTATTATCGTGTATCCCGCGGTTACGGAACCTGAGTGAGCAAAAGCTGACAGGGTATATTGCGGTCACCACCCGCAACACCACCTACGCTTTGCTGTGGAAGGAGGAGAAGAACCGAGAAAACTGCATCTCTTTGGAGTCCATCGACATAGCAGAGGATGGATTAGGGCTGGAGGAGATCATCCTTCAAAAAGAGCGGATCGAGCAACTCGCGAAAGCATGCTTGAACTTGTCTGACGAAGCGTATTATTTGATGACAAGCTACTATATCCTGGGCTATCGGACGGAAGAGATAGCAGAAGAACTGGGCTGCCCACCGAACCATGTGCGAATGAAGATGACGCGGGCACGCCGCCAGGTAAGAAAACGCATACAAGAACAAAACAAGGAGGGGATCTTGTGAGGCCAGATCAGAATGAACTGTGGGAGCGTTATGAAGACGCAATGTTTACGCTCCTGATGGACGAAGTAGCACATCAGGAAGGGCAGGAGCAGCTGGAATGGAAAAAGCAACTAAACGATGACCCCTCAGCAGCCCTGCCGGAAGAGGTGAGGAAAAAAGGAGAACAGACCATCCGGAAAGCCTTTGCAGCCCAAAGCAGACGTTCTGCACGACATGTCGGTTTCCGCATGTTCCAACGCATTGCGGTTGCAGTCATGATTGTGATATTAACGGCAGTGTGCGCTTTTGCGGCTTTCCCTGAAGTAAGAGCAGGTATACTGAATGTGATTGCACAGGAGTATGAAGACCACACGGATATTAGCTTTTCTACCACAAGTTCAAATGAATATCCAGCGGCGGAATACGATGTTGAACTGGGATGGATTCCAGAAGGTTTTACCATGACTCAAGATGAAACAGAATATTCATCTGCTCTAAAGTTGTATGAACGAGAGGATGGAGCCACATTGAGTGTTGTAGCGAGTTCAGCGGAAGGTAGAACAACTTCTGTGGATACGGAAGATGCTAAAGTAACATCAGTGACAATTCAGGGCTATGATGGAACATTAGTAGAAAAAGATGATGGCCAATGGGTGTGTATCATTTTTGTGGTTCCAGAAAAAAATATGATGGTATGTATTGACTCAGAATATATCCCAGTAAATCAAACAATAGAAGTAGCAGAGAATCTACTTATCAATTAAAGGAGAATCGAAAACAGATGAAGAAAATCACCTGTATATTGATACTACTTACGAGTGTGCTGTTTACCTGTACGGTACAGGCAGCTGACCTTGATAGTTCGGAAGGTGAGATAGTTCCATCATATGTTGGCCTTAGAAATATGAGTGCAGACTTGGCAATTACTTCTATAGGGGAAGCGAATTGTTCAATCACGGGAAAAGTTAGGAGCGGCTATACAGGAACAGTTAATTGGGAGTTACAGTGTAAAAATGGAACGGTATGGACTCCGAAAAAAACATGGACAAGCTCAGTGCAGCTAACTTTTGCACAAAGAAAAACCGCATATGTCACTAGTGGACACACATTTCGAGTAAAGGCTGTGATTAATGTATTTAATTCAACAGGGAAAAAAGTTGAGAGTGTGACGGTTTATTCAAATACTGTGACATTTTAACTCAGAAAACGTCTGAAAGTGCTAAAACATTTTCAGGCGTTTTTTGGTTGCTTTTTTGGGAAAAATGAGTCATATATAATGATTCCACTTTTCTAAGCCTTATTTCCCTGTGTAAAAAAGAGAGAAAAAATTTTTCGTGGCGCGTTTACTTTGCGCTTAAATTTCCCTCTTTCCCTTCCATCTTACAAAGATGGGAAGGTACACAGCGATATTATTTGAAACGGTACGGGAAGCCCAGAAGGGCAGCGAAGAGGCGAAGCTGGAGCTGGTGGAGAGATTTCAACCGACGATCCGGGCGAATGCCTGGAAGCTGAACCGGGAAGACGGCAAAGAAGAGATGACGCTGGCATTTCTGGAGATTTTGGAAAGCATGAACTTGGAAAAGCTGCGAAGCCGGGAGGATGGCGTGATCGTCTCGTATTTCAAAAACGCCTTGCGTCATGCCTACTGTCACAAGGTAGAAGAGAGCATCAAGCAACCGTCGGTCGCCTTTTCGATCGACAACACCGAAGAGCAAGAACGAGAAGCGGTCCTTGCCCAGGACGGTTGGAACACCGCTGGGAAGGACCGCTATTTTTTTACCCTTTTTGAGGGTTGCTCTGAACTAACCGAGAAAGAAAAGAAGGTTTTGACGCTAATTTATTACGCTGGGTACAGCGCCACGGAGATCGCGGCAGCCTGGGGGACGAGCAAGCAGAACGTCAACCAGATCAAGCGGCGTGGGTTGGGGAAGCTGAAAAAGTCATTGCAGGGCGAATTTTTTTGAAAAGTTGGTTGCGTTTTTCCATGGATGTAGTCTTAATAGTATGAGAGGGGAGATTTTGGAAGGAAGACCCCCTACACATATTATCATAAGGAGGAAGTACATCATGTTAAAACGAGGACTCGCCTTTGCCCTGGCGCTGGTGATGCTGGCGTCGGTGTCTGTGGCTGGAGCCACTGGCATGGAAATTGAAAAGAATGGCCAATGGTATACGGAGGTTTCTGCATGGGCCAAGGACGGCGTTGAAAAGGCTATTGACCTGGGTGTGGCCTACTGGCCCAGCCGCGGGGACGCCAAAACGTCGATCTCTCGCTGCTACTTTGCGGAGGACGCCGCTGCTGTGGTGGCGCTGGCGTATGGCTCTGACTTGGCAGCGTATGAAGGATTCCGTGTGTTACAGCTGATGCGGGGCACAGGCGACAAGCAGAAATACGCTTACGAGACGCTGGATATTCTGCGGGGCCGTGGGAACGGTGATATGGATTTCTTCGGCAACATCACCCGCCAGGAGGCGGCGGTGATGCTGGCCCGTGCGTATCGTATCTACTGCGATGAGATCCACGACGACATGGAGCCGTTGGCTTATGCAGACAAAAACGACATCGCAGATTGGGCCAAGGAGGACGTGGCCCTCATTACCCACTTGGGCGTGATGAACGGCATCGGGGAGAACAAGTTTGACCCCAAGGGTGTGTATACGCTGGAGCAGTGCTTTGTGACGCTGGTCCGGCTGTATGAAAAGACCGCCCAGGGCAAGACGCCGGTGGGGGAGAACCCCTTCCCGCTGACCGAGCGGGAAAAGGTCATTGGATGCACCTGGCGGGGCGTGAAAGTGATCGACTATGTGGAGAACGACAATATTGTCGCCATCACGCTGGCGGGTGATAATCAGTCCCTGCGTGCCTCCAACTATTACATCTGTGTGGTCGATAAGAACCTGAAGGGAGCTGTGTATCACAACCTGATCCAAAAACAGTATGTTGTGGACATGGGCGGTTGGGATAACTACATTGAAAAAGACTCCCTGACGGTGACAGAGGACGGCAGCAAGCTCTCTTACCAGAGCATCTTGAAAGAGGATGTTTTTGTCTATGATTCCACGAAAGAAGGAGATGGAGATTTGCTCTTTGCCAAGGGCGTCTATACCGTGACGCTGGACGTGGCGACGGGAAAGCAGACCTATACCAGAGCGGACCTGACCTAAGTTTTGAAAAAAACTTTAATCTATCACATAGGAGGAACAAGATCATGTTGAAACGAGGACTTGCGTTTGCCCTGGCGCTGGTGATGCTGGCGTCGGTGTCTGTGGCCGGAGCTGCTTGGTCTGAGGTCACAGTGGACGGCTTCAAATACGTTGATGTGTCTGACTGGTCTAAGGCGGACATTGAAAAAGCCATGAAGCTCAAGCTCAATGTAGTCTACACGGGACAGAACGTGAAGCAGAACATCGCCCGCGTGGACTTCGCCGAGGACGCTGCCGCCTTGGTCGGCTTGGCCTATGGTCAAGACATTCGGACCTATGAGCGCTACAACGAACTGCAAGTCTTGCTGAACAAGTCAGAGAAAAAAGACGTTTGGCGAGAGATGGGTATCTTGAAAGGCCGGGGCAACGGCTATTACGTAGACCCCAACACCCCCATCACCCGGCAGGAGGCCGCCGTTGTGTTGGCGCGGGTGTATCGTCTTTACGCGGAAGAACCGCAGACGAAAGCACCCCTGACCTACCAAGACGCGAAAGACGTGGCAGACTGGGCCAAGGACGATGTGGCGCTCATGACGCAGCTGGGTGTGATGAACGGCGTAGCCAAGGGAACGTTTGACCCCAAGGGACAGTACACCGTGGAGCAGTGCTTGGTGACGCTGGTGCGCCTGTATGAAAAGACCGCCCAGGGCAAGACGCCGGTAGGGACCTACCCTCTCCAGCTAGGCCAGCGGGAGGCAGTCATCGGCCAGACCTGGCAGGGGTATGAACTGTATGGTTACGCAGAAAAGGCTGGGGTGACGGTCATTGCCGCCAACGAGGGCGGCGGACAGCCGGGCAATTGGCAGATCACGGTCATCGACAAAAACGACCAGGGGAAGGTCTATCGCAACGTTATCAAGCGGAAATATAGCGCCAGCTCTGCGTATGATGCGCCGCTGGAACGGCTGACTCTCTCCGCGGATGGCAGCCAGGTCATCTACCAGAGCACCCTAGAGACGGACGCCGTGGACAAGACAGGAAAAGTCCAGTTCCCCAAGGGCCGCTACACTGTGACGATCGATGTGGCGAAGGGAGAGCAGACCTACACCCGCGCAGACCTGCCCGAAACCACGGAGGGGACTGCCCCGGACGGCAGCAAGTTTACTGTTTCCGCTGGAGCAAAACAGGAGGTAGAGAGCGCCTTGGCCCTGGGGCTGACGGAGTATGCACCCAACAAAAATTACCGGAAACCGGTCCAGCGGGACCAGTTTGCCAGCAATGCGCTGAAGATCGCTGGCCTGGCCTTTGGAGAGGATGTCAGCACGTATGCGGCCTATCAGGGACTTCAGGCGATGATCGCGGAGAAAGAGCCGACCCGATTGACGACTGACTTGGGGATTTATTCCTTCCCAGCAGGCATGAGCAGTGAGAATCATTATGCGTATTCCATCGGCGAGATCACCCGCCAGGAGGCCGCCGGGATGTTGGCGCGGGCCTATCACATCTACTCTGGGGAGGTCCACGACGATATGGAGCCGTTGACCTATACGGACAAAGCTGATATTGCCGACAATGCCAAGGCTGACGTGCAGCTCATGACCCACTTAGGTGTGATGACTGACGTAGGTGACGGCCGATTCGATCCGGAAGGGCCGTACAGTGTGGAAGATAGCTTGGTGGGCCTGTATCGGCTCTATCAGAATACCTGTGTAGGCAAGAAACCGGATCAGCCAGATATTTTCTATCTGACACCCCGCCAGAAGCAGATCACGCAGGCGTATAGCAGTGGGAGTTATGCGACCTCCGCAGAAAATGACGCGACCTTTGCCATCGTGTACTCTGAAAACGGCGGGCATATGGGACCGATCTCCACTTATGTTTGGGTCGTAGATGCCAACGGAACTTGTCAGAGATATAGAAACGTGATCAAATCTGCCCATGACATCTACTGGGGAGAGGGCGAATGGGGAATGACCGACGCCAGCATCGAGAAACTTTGGCTATCCGAAGATGGCAGTAAAGTATACTACCAGAGTACGCTGGAAGAAGATGTTTACCCCTATTATCCCAATGGGACATATGGCAAGCTCCTGTTTGCCAAGGGTGTCTATACCGTGACACTGGATGTGGCAACGGGAAAGCAGACCTACACCAGAGCGGACCTGACCTAAGTTTTGAAAAAACTTTAATCTATCACATAGGAGGAACAAGATCATGTTGAAACGAGGACTTGCGTTTGCCCTGGCGCTGGTGATGCTGGCGTCGGTGTCTGTGGCCGGAGCTGCCTGGTCTGAGGTCACAGTGGACGGTTTCAAATACGTTGATGTGTCTGACTGGTCTAAGGCGGACATTGAAAAAGCCATGAAGCTCAAGCTCAATGTAGTCTACACAGGACAGAACGTGAAGCAGAACATTGCCCGCGTAGACTTCGCCGAGGATGCTGCCGCGCTGGTCGGTCTGGCCTATGGCCAAGACATTCGGACCTATGAGCGCTACAACGAGCTACAAGTCTTGCTGAACAAGGCAGAGAAAAAAGACGTTTGGCGAGAGATGGGTATCTTGAAAGGCCGGGGCAACGGCTATTACGTAGACCCCAACACCCCCATC